TGAAGGTTGTTTTCACCATCATAAGTAGACTGGTCAACAAACGTCATACGGTAAGACTCCAAAGGAAGACCAGATACTGGGTGCTTCTTAGAAGCTTGAGCCACAGGACCGTGATCGAACAAAGGAGATTTAACTACATTAATTCTGTGACCATCGATGTGATCGTAGCTAGTAAAGTAACCAGTGATACCAAGGTTACGGCCCGATCCAGTGATGAACGTAGGTTGAGTAGTCTGTAGGAATTGGTTACTACCATAGTAAGTCTTGAGGGCACGGTCGAATTCACGAGCACCACCAATACCAGTATAGAGAGTAACTTGTTTGTCAGTAGCATCAGTCATACCATAGAACAAGTCTCCGATAGTTTCTTCAAGCTTAGCTTGAGTTAACTGAGAGTAAGTGTCTTTGTTGATGATTTGCTCAAACAAACCAGGACCAGAGATTACAGGTTGACCATTCTCATCGAGCATAGTGCTAACACCATTAGCATCGTGAGTCTTTTGACCGTACCAGTAGTACATTTCACACTCTTCCTTGAACTTAAGCATGTGACGGTATTCTTCGTAATCCATCCACAACTTAGTTTTAGAACCTTCTTTCAAAGGCAATTCGAACTGAGCTACATAGTCTTTAGCATTTCCAGAGAAGTGGTAAGACTTACGTACAGTACCAATCTTAGAACGAACAAGACCTGGAGCAGTCCAGTTAGATGCATTACCACGTGAGAAGTCAATACCCACGTTAGCATACAACATACCCCAAAGAGCACCTGGAGAAGCATCTGCAATAGATACTGAAGCAGTATCAGGAGATACAATCTTCAAAGTGTACTTCCAATTTGAACCATCAGCTACTGGCTCGCTCATAATACGAGCAAGAACACCAGACTGAGATACCAAAGTGTAAGGAAAAATAAACCACTTATCAGGGAAAGTAAGGCTGAATGAAGCCCCACCTGCACCAACTACAGCTCCAGGAGCTGCTGATACAACAGGACGAACATTGATTTCGTGAGTTTTAACACGATACTCATACTCGAAACGGTCGATAGAACGAGTATTGCCGACACCTTCAGTTAAGAAGGATAGTGGGAATTTCTTTTCTTCACGACCTGCCAAGTGAGTGATAATCGGAGACAACTCCGCTGGACGTTCCATAAGTGCATTTGCCAACGAGTTACTGTCGGTCATCTGCGAATCGTTATAGTACGTCTTAAGTACTTGCATTAATGACATGATTCTATAATTTTAAAAGTTAATTGTTGTTTGAGTTTTATTCAAACAGCTTCTTCATATCCAGTTGGTCTGGATCAAATTTCTTAGTTCTGTTCCTTTCTACCTTTCCGTAGTTTTTAACTCTCTCTTCGTTACGTTGGATTTTATCTCTTAAGTTCATTACACTTTCGGTCTTAGCCTTAGTGGTAATGATATCTTGAAGATTCATTCCTTTGTACATTAAATAGTCAATAGCCAATTTAACATCGAGATTTGAATTAGAGTAATCCATATCTCTACGTGTCTTGCCTGATTTATCTACAGGTGCGGAAATGTAATCAAAGAACTTAGCTTTTTCTTTCTCTGGAATTCTAATCCCAGCAAATTCTTTTCCTTGGTCGATTGTAGCAGCTACATTCTCCCAAAATTCTTCTTGAGATTTTTCTTGTTCAGCTTTCTCTCGTTTCTGTTGCTCTACTATTTGTTCTCTTTCTCTAGATTGAATAGTTGCCAATTGTTTTTGAGCTACTATTGCTTTATCGTAGAGTTTACCAGAGTCCTCGTAGTCTTCGAGCATATCTTTAATGAACTCTTCATCGTGTCCTTTACTTTTAAAGTATTCAGATACGAATGCTTTTTGAGTTCTGTTATCGTTTTGGTCAATTTCATAATTCGAATAATCCATATTCGGATTATAAGCTTGGAAGAACTTTTCAGAATCTCCACCTGCAAGTACAAAGTCAAGATGCTTTTGTACTAGTGGGAACTGCTGGAATAGTTCATTAAGCTGATCCTCTGCAATATTCTGAGCAATGTCTTTGGTAAATTCTACCAAACCTTCCTCAGTGTCAGCATAATCATTTTCAATATCGTAACCTAATGCCTTTGCAATAGATTCTGCTACAGATCCAGATTCTTCCGAATCTTCTTCATCAAACTCGTCATCTTCGTCTTGATCGTCTTTAGAATATTTGTTTGACTGGAGCTCTTCATCGTCGTCGTCTTCGTCCCTTCTGTTTCTTTTTGAACTGGGGGAGTCTGAATTGTCTGAGTCATCGGAGTCATCATCTTCTTCTGGTTCTTCTTCATTTTCAAACTCGTCTTTAAGGTTTGTCTCTTGTTCATCAAGAGTGTTGAGACCATCACCAATAAAATCGTCGAAGGTGATGTCTGCAATGTTCAATTTTTGTTCTTTGGTTGCCATATATACAAAGGTATTGGTTTACTTATAGTTAAAAAGTATAAATTTATCTTTTATACTTAGCTTTATTGTATAGCACTCTGTTCTTTAATCCCCCTTTAATGTACCTTTTTCGGGAGTCTTCTGGTAGTCCAGATTTCCATTCATACATTGAGATTTCTTGGTTAGTTTGGTAAGAACCTCCCATCTGCATTCTAGCGGGAGTTTCTATAACTGTTCCTTCGTAAGGTCCAGTTGGGAGATCTTGTATTCCAGGAGGGACTGCTTTAAAAGATTCTACTAAGTTGCCGTTATTATCAACCTTATCTATGTTGATAGGGACTTTCATCCCCATAGTATTAAAGCTCTGCCCAGGTTGGACATCAGGGAAGGCCATAGATTGGTCTACGTTTCCAGCTTCGTGAGCAGGTCTTAAACCTTGCTCCTGTTCTTCTGGAGTTTGGGCAACTTGCATAGGAGGTTGCATAGCAGCTTGTTGCTGTTGATCAACAAACTGTTGTATAAGGTCTTGCCCTTGGTCATAAGCTGAGAATACATCTAGTATATCTCCGTTATAGCCGCTGGCTCTTGCCTTATCTAACAATTGTCTCCTAGTTGAGTTATCCATTAAGACAAGAACTTAAGTTTATACTTAGCAGAGTTAAGAGTAGACTTAATAGTATCTAAGTCATTTACTATTTCAGAGAATTCACAGCCATCTTGAACTCTGCTCACTTTAGCATGCAGCTGATCAATGTAGTTAATGGCTTCTTTAACAGTTTTCATTACTGGGGCACATACACTTGGGGGCATATCTGCAGGATACTTTGGGATTTCCCCAGTTGCTCCTTGATAACCTTCTGCTATTGCATCTGCATGGTCAGGAAGTGCATCGTACAAATCTCCTAATGCTTTGTGAGCTGCATACGAGCCTGGGCCTGTAATTGTTAAGTGAAGCACATGAAATTTAAGTGCTGCATCCATTAATTCTACAACCAATCCTGGTATAGAATCTTTTTTAGATGACTTCATTTTTTCAATATAACTCATTCTCCTAGATTTTGGTTAGCCTTCATGTCAAGTTCTTTTTCTTTGAGAGCTAACTGTTGTTGTTTAATTTGAAAGTCTTGCATCATCTTTTCAAGGTTATTGTTAGATGACTTATCACTAGATTCAGCTGAAATTAATGCAGTTTCAATCTGAACTTGTCTGTCTTTTTCTTTGTCAAGAGCTGCTTGCTGTAATTGCTGTTGTTGAATTTGCAATTCTGCTTGCTGTTGTTGTTGCTGTGCTTGCTCTTGAGCTTTTCTCAATTCATCAGCTTGCTTTTCAGCTTGCTTAATTTTATCTTTAATCTGAGAGAAGCTATCACTCTCAAAGATAGATACAACTGTTGACATAGGCATGCCGTTTTGCACAGCTGCTTGAGCTAAGCCTTCTAGCTTCTGTTTCTTTTCTGCATCTTTACCTGCATCAGAAACAAATATTCCGTACTCTGCCTCCATGTGAGTTACTGGCTCTACATCAATGCTATCCATACTGCCATCAGGCATGACATACATAGCCTTTTTTCCGTTGAGCCAAGCCTCTTTTGAATAATCCAAAAGTCCTTGGAGTTCTCTTCTCTCGAAGTGAGCAAATTTTCTAAAGATATCTTCTGTAATATGAGAAGACTGCACAATGCTCTGCTGCGACGTGGCTTTTCCTTCATAAGAACTCATTTGGCCCTGTCTCTGTCTAGTCACTCCACTTACTTTCTCCCATTCGACCATGATAGATTCTAGCAAGGTAAGGTATTGAGATATTGTCTTGATAGACATATCTAATACTGACTGGTGTTGAGGTGACAACTGAATTCCTTCTTTGTTGTAGTCAACCCAAGCAATACCTGTACCTTCTACAAAGTACATGAACTTATCCATGTCCCAGTTTTTAGGGATCATGTTAATGTCGAACTGAGCAATAATATCTTTGCTTCGTGCAATAGCTAGTTCAAGACGGTATTTGTAAATATTGTAATTGAGCTGATAAGCTATTCCTAGGCTTACCAAAGAAATGCTCTGAGAGTTAATGTCAGAGTATTTTCTTCCATTGATTGGAAGTTTACATCTAGAAGGATTGTCTAAGCTATTACGTTGGTTCTTATATGGAAGAATGTTAACAAAGAATCTTCTATCGATTCTAGTCCCCTCCCACACTTCGTTCACCCACTCCCATTCCATCTTAGCTCCGAGATCTTTGAGTTCCTGAGGCATTTTGTATCCCTCTTCTATTTCAATCATCTCAGTATTTCCTGTATTAGGATCGTCATAAGTCACAAATCCAATACGTTTTCTACTCTTCCAGTAAACTGTTATTATCTCAATTAACCTGTTACGGTATATGTTATCATCTGCTCCACTAGCTTCTGCTCTATATAATAGGTAAGCTTCAGCTGATGTATGTGTTGGAGATTCTAGTTCAAGAACCTGCTCATCGGATAGATATTCCCCAAATATGTCAATAATGGTAGATGCATGAGAATACTTTCTGATGATAGCCCAGTCGGCATCTTCAACAAAATCAATGTCAGGATCTTTGTCATAATCGATATCTAAGGGATTAACTATTTCGTAAAATACTTCATTTCTTCTTACCCCTTTATGTGAATATGTCTCTCCTGTAACCAAGAAGTGGAAAAATAGCTTTTGAAATTTATCATATACTTCGTTGTAGTACATCATATAATTCAAAGCTGCCTGCCCCATTATTGCTCTGTGGTCTACATAGCTTCTGTTAAATTCATCTGCTACTTGCTTTGGAAGAGGCGGTTCTTCTTCCTCAGGAAGTTCTACTTCTTGTTGTTTAGCTAACTCAGCTAAAAACTTATTCTTAAGGTTAGATAGAATTAGGTTTTGAAGAGCTTCTTCTTTAATGCTAATTGAATCAGCATTTTGCACAGTAACTGTGTATTCTAAAGGACGTTTAGATTTCTCCCCAAGCAGTAGATCTATAATAGGTTTGATGATAGGATAATTCCTCATCTTGGATGGGAAGTGGCTTCGTGTTTTGCCATAAGGCTTTAACACGTAGTTGTAATCTTCTTCATCGATTACCCCGTTATAGTAATCGTATAGAGATTTTAGGTAGCTGCGTCGTTCACTAATACCAAACTTTGAGAGATTGATAAAAGCATTAACACAGTCTTCTTTCCACTTGTCATCTTTTTGAGAGAAGGGGATTCGTTGCTTGGGTATTGTAGCTTGTCCGAACATTAATACAAAAGTAGTTTTGTTTTACAGCGGGTCTTTAAATGAAGTGTATTTCCTAATTTGTTTAGTATATAACACTCTTACTTATAGAGTTTATCGAACCAATCATTGCTAGAGTTATCAGTCTCATTGAAGCTTAACTCTTTGTTATACAGCTCTCTAGTGTGGTACATCCCCAC